ATAGGAGCATCCTCAGATCTTAACTACACAACAGGTGTAGAAGACTGGGAGTGGGAACTAACACCATCAGCAGGACTTTCAGCTATGGGTTTAGGTTTCACAATGGCTACAGACATTGACATGTTAGAGCTAGAGGATGGAGACATCTTTCAAGGACTGGACTTTACAGTAGACTACACAGTTCCTAACACAAACATCAGTTTGTACACTGAAGTATCAACAGACTCAGACTTAGAGTTTGGTGACGTCACAATAGGGGCTACTGTCAGTTTCTAATGTGGATAGCTTTTTTGCTTCTCTGTGCCACACCTGCGTCAATATCCTGTGAGGTGATGGTAAAAACAACAGCAACTTTTCCAACAGAAGAAGCATGTATTAAAGAAGCTTTTATTGTAGCTAGGTATTTTCAACAACAGGGATACCTAGCCATACCAGAGTGTCAAAAGATTGAAATGGGAGTTTCACTATGAAGATAATAAAATGGATGTGGAGATATTTTAAAAGAATAGGTTGTGCAATTTTAAACAAAAATTGTGGACCTAACTGTAACTGCAAAGCTTAACTAATGCCTTTAAAAAAAGGAAGAAGTAACCAAACTATAAGTTCTAACATAAGTAAGTTACGTAGAGAAGGAAAGCCACAGAAACAAGCTGTTGCGATAGCTTTAACCACTGCAGGTAAAAATAAAAATGGCAAAGCGAAAAGATCCAAAAGTAGGAACAGGTAAAAAACCTAAAGGGTCTGGACGCAGACTATATACGGATGAGAATCCGAAAGATACGGTATCTATAAAGTTTGCTACTATGGCAGACGCAAAAGCTACAGTAGCTAAAGTAAAAAGATTAAAGAAACCTTACGCAAGAAAAATCCAAATATTGACCGTAGCAGAACAACGTGCTAAAGTCATGGGCAAGACAGCGATAGCAAATGTCTTTAAACAAGCTAAAGCAGAATTGCGAAGGAAACACAAAAAAGATGGCGTATCTACAAAGTAACATACCCTACTTCAAAGCATGGGTAAGAAGAGAATACACAAAGAATATGCAGGAATATCATGGAGACT